TATTAAAGGAAGTGCGGTATTTATGTTCCACGGAGTCCCGTTAGATTGTACCTCGCTAGTACCTGTAAAGATTAACTGCGCTTCTGTAGGATCAGGAAACGCGGTGTAGTAGAGTTCTGCATACTGAGAAATACCCGCAGCCGGAGTCGTTACTTGAACCAAGAATAAAGGGTTAACCGCAGTCGGATATTCTGTCTCAACTATTGGTGGAGGTACTGTTCCGAATACTAGCGGATCGCCGATGCCCGTGTTCGGACTTGGTTGGAATTCGGTAATAGCTACATCATCATAGACGGTAGGATTAAATTCCATCAGCAGCAGATTTACTACAATCGCCCCATCATCTTTGAAGGTCTGAGATACTTTATTGGTTCTGAATAGTTTATCTACCCATCCATAATTAGCATTGGTTAAAGTCATTACATCGCCCGCTTCTAATTGGAGTCCATCAAACCCAACAGAACAAGTGACCTGCAAATCCTCCCGCGAAGCCTTTAAGAATCGGTTAGCTAGATACTGTGCGCGAACATTATTGTTACAGAACGGAACTGTTATTGATTGCTTATTAATCGGCTCATTAGGGAATAGAAGTGCCGGATCAATTTGGGCTAGATCAAAAGTTGAAGTATTAAACGCATCCTGATTAGACTTGTCGGGGAACTTGACCTCGGCAATATTGAATGAATTAGATAGATCAATAGGCGTAACCTGTATCGAGGATATAATATTGCTATCATTTATAGCCATTGCTACGGTGTATGTGGGCTTCTGGACGATCACGCCCCACTTAGCCGTTACCTCGTCATATCTTAATAAGCAATCGCAGCTAGAGGTCATGTTCTGTAGCGTACTCATGATAGTCCGAGCCGCGTCTACCGCCCCATCAAACCTAAATCTGGTCTGGGTTGTTGTCACCCCATCATAATCTGTATAGGTAAATGACTCGTCCGAATAAACATCTAGTGCCGTAAGGCTTGTGGTGTCAATCTGAGTTGAAGGAATTGCCGCGCCATACCGAGTGTTGGTCAAGAAGTCTGAGAAACATTCTCCCGGCTTGTGTCTGCTATTTTTTACTTGAAACCTAGTCGGAGCCAAGCCTCGGATATTTGCTGTGACGCTATAAGTAAGGACAAGAATTGCGAACGCGCAATTGGTCATTAGCTTTGTTCCGTCCCACTTGTAGATTAAATTACTATCCTGCATTACTTGAATTGCGGTCTGGTCTGAATTCGTTGGCGTATTTGAGCCGTTGCTATACAAATATATATTAATTTTACCTTTTACATTCGTTTCAGATTCCCCCGTGGACTCATCTAGCAACGCATCCACTTGATATTGATTCGTCGCATTAAATACGCATTTCTTTCCTGAGTAGTAAATATCCCCGAAAGTAATTGTATCGGCAGTCTGACCGGGATTAGTATTCGTAACCTCGCTCAAAGCTAAAACGTAATATAATTTCTGATCGTTATCGGTTATGCTTAAATCTATTACGGTTCCACCGATCCACGAATCGCCATATACGACGGGTAGCTTGTTGGATGTAGCCGGAGGTATCTGGGTTCTGTTCCCCGGGTCGCGCTGCTCCCCACCACCACCGGGAGCGTTCGGGCCACCTATAACCGCTGAGACTGCAAAAGATATAGCCATTGATACAACCATACTGATCGCAACAGCTAGGACTTGGGCTGTAGCAAGCGATATAGTTAACGCTGTCACAAGAAAAGCTGTTAGCGTAGCAACGAACGCATAAGCCTGACTTGTGAATGTCATCGTACTTATCCCGACGAAAATTACCCAAGTTCTTTTATTTATGAAAGTTCTTTTATCCACGTTTCTTCCATTTTCTTAAAGCCATATTTTTTATAATTCAAATTAGGGCTGTTATGCAGCTTGCCCATTACAAAAAAAGTTATTCTGCCTTCGTCTTTTAATTGGTTTCCGTAGTTCACGAATTCTTTAAAAAGCCTATATCCTACCGTAGATTTCCTATATTCCGGCTTCACATACCACGCCAATTCATGTAGTCCGAACGTCTTATTGCACCACAAAGACGGGACTATCATCCCTATTATCAACCCCTTCCCCGGCTCAATAAAAATTACCCCTAGTCCAGAATTAATGCTATCAAATAACTGACTCCACCAGTCTGGGTTCTCTAATGCTCTAAGGAAGTCAATGTCGCTTTCCGTCTTGAACATTCTCATCATTTCAATGACGTCGGTTTTATCAAATTTATTAGATTTTCTTATCACGACGAAGCTAAAGCATCTTTTCCAAAGTTATAATTAATAGTGCTTATGAAGGCCACTCTATTCATGCTTGTGTCACCCGGAGCAAAAAATTGCCAAGCGTTGTCATTCGTATATCTTCCAGCCGTTCTATTCTGCAAAATCATTTGAATTGATGAGGCTGATACAGTTATAACGCCAACGTAAGATCTAGCTTCTTCTAGCCATTCTTCCGAGATAGAGAATGAAGTTATATATCCGTTAAAATATTGATATAGCCCACCAGTACCGCCATCGGTGAGTAGCACCCCATCAGTCCCGAAAAAACCTTTCCACGCCTCGATCTGCGAACCCTTTATATTCTTACTTAATACAAAGCCTAAAAACGCCGTATCAATTCCAACAAAAGAGAATATAGTTTCGTTGGCTGTAGACTTTATGTCTCTAATCGCATCTCCCGCTTTTACTAATACCCCTAGACCAGAGAATGGTTGTGCGTCTACTTCTGGAATGGTAAGTGTCGACGGGGCTGATGATATTAAAAAAACCTCCTCCGGCGTTGTGATCCTGAGAAAGTCTGCATAGCGAATGTTATTAGTGCCGTCTACTGGTGGAATAACATTCATAGGACCGCCTCGAACGCTTTGAATGTTCCCTGCCAACTTATAAACGAATCATTCTGCATCGGAATGAGGGTGTAGGCGGGGTAGTCCCGAAGGATAACTGGGAAGGTGCAGCCCGTATAAGAATCTCCGCCCATTGCTACCGTTGTTCCATACTGCCCTATAACCGCCGCCACGGGGCTAACAAGTTCTGTGATTAGGTTACGGTGGACTGGAATGTTTACGGTCGACCCAGAGCCTCTAACAACGTCTGCTGTGGCGATGTAGGAATATCTGCCGACCTGACAGAAGTCTCCGGCTTTAACTACATAGAGTCCGGCTCCGATGCTAGGAAGCGAACCAAGTACAAGAACCTTTGCTGCTGATGTAATCTGCCACTCGCATACTTCGATAGCACCAGAACTCATGTCTCCCTGATATGCTATGTAGTTGACCCATCCAGTCACGCCAAAATTTAAGTATTGCTCTAAAGACTTATCAGGAATCCGTAGGGAATTAAGAAGCCCTCTGCTTTGACTGTATTTCAAATAGTTATGCGGCTTCATCTCGAACGCGAAAGGAACTACCGTTACAATTTCAGCGGTCGCTATTCTCTGATTCCGGCTGACTACTTGACCGACAAAGCGGTGGTCGTTGATCCCTACCGACTCGCTATTAATTAAGATCGTATTAAGGCTCATAGTTTACCTGTTCACTGGAACGGATTTGTTCGCGGATTGATTCGCCGCCCATACACCCATCTTGTTTTTAGATAGGAACTGAAGTGCTGATTGGGTGTCTATCGCTGACATTTGCGCGATGTACGGGCCATTATATACAATGGAAGGCTGACCGCTTGGGCTGAGAGCATCCGATAGTCTGTTGTTAGGTATGACATTCCCCCTTCCGGACGGGATAAAAAGTTCTGGGCCTTTCTCTCCCACGATAGTTGGGCCGCCGATCTCTCCGCCTTCTGCTGCAAATCCAGTGCCAGTCATCCCAGAAGGCATAAACCCGCCCTTCATTGAGCCACCCTTCCCCATTCCACCACCACCAAACGCACTCGTAATAAACCCGACCGCCATCATAGCCAATTGCATCGCATAGAACTTGGTAATCATTTTAGCTATATCAGCTATAATACTTAGCGTAAATTTGCCGAATGATTTGGTTCCATTCTCTGCGAACTGATCTATGGCTGATCCAATAGTATTGGTGAACATACTAAAGGCGTTCTCTCCCATCTTGCTATAGTTCATAGCGTCATCATTAAACTGATTAAAAGATTTTTCCCAACCAAAAGTAAATGAATACTGTTGAGCCTGTATGTTGCGGATCGTGGATTCAGTCTGCTCGACGTACATCCTTCCCTGATCTTGAATGATGTTTCTCTGCTGCTCTAGGACTACCGCCAGCTTCTCATTGCCCATAATTCTAGCGTCAAGAATCTTTAATTCTACTTGTGCGATTTGGTTGCTAAGTTGTTGTTCTACATTAAGAACGTCCATCCTTACTTTCTGTTCGCGTTGCGCGTAGACCGCTATTTCAGCACGAGTCGTAACCTGATCTAAAGCAAGTTTATTCTGCCTTATGTATTCTGCTGATAGTCTTTCTGCTAGACCGATCTGGTGATCTAGGGCTAGAGCCTTTGCAGCGTTAGGGTCTTTAGCAGCGGTTACAGTTCTTCCCGTACCAGCTACGCCAGAGGGAGCATTTTCTTCTGGATGGAAAATACTCTGCATCAGTTTTTGATTGTCAGCCCACGTTGCTTGATTCTTTGCCTTCAATTCATCGTAGGCTGCTGATATACCTTTGAAGTCACCAGACAATACTTTAGCTAATGATGACCCCATAAATACTAGAGTGTCGGCAAGTTGAGCCACCGCCGATACCAGCGTATTTATTCCAACCGCTGAATATTTGACATAGTTTTCTAACTGGTCAAAAAAGAATTTCTGCGCCGCTGAATTCTTAGTCCAATGGTCAAATAGTTTCCCAAGCGTAGGGATAACCGCGTTAGTAAACATCAACATTGTCTGACCAGCTTTTGCGCTTAAAGCATCATGCAACCTTCCGGCTTCTTCTACCGCCGCCGCATAAGCCTTAAACTTATCCCGCGCCACTTGGGTTCCGCTTGCCAAACCTACAAAGTCCACCCCCTTCGCTGCGCGACCGAACATCTCCATAGCCGCAGCGTTTCTAGTAATAGGGTCTTGTAGTGCAGCTATAGAATATAGCGTCTTGTCGAAAAGTTTATCGGGGCTTAGTTTAGCTAGATCATTTAATGAAACCCCCAAACGACCGAAGGCTTGTTGTGCGCCTAGTGAACCCTGTGCGGCTTCGCCGACCTTTGCAGTAAATGATGATATAAGTTTAGTAGCGTTGTCGGCGTTACCCCCGTTTTGTGCTAAACCCTTAGAAAGGGCTAGTATAGAGGCTACAGCGACTTCATTAGCTTTGGCAGTATCAGAGATAGCGTCACCGTAAGATAACGCCTTATAGGTCATTGCAACGAACGCGGCACTTGCTAGAGTTGCGGCTTGCTGTGCATTATGAGCGAATTTTGCGAGACTGCGATCAGCACCCTCAATGCCCTTCTGAAACTCTGCTGAGTCCAGCCCCAGAACTACGCCAAGTCTTGCTAACATTCCCATCATCTACCCCTTAAATATTTTCTTGGGTGCGTTCGGTGCTGCTCTCATATAACTTTGCAAAGCCGTATTAGCGGCTGCGTCTTTTTGTTCCTTCGTCAGCGGTGGGTATAAATATTCATACGCCTTCGGTATGATGTCTTGTAGTTTAAAAGCGGTCTGATTTTCAGACCTCATGTAATTATATATCGCGCCAGTCAATGATCCTAGCACTTCTAACATCCCTCGGTTGCCTATCAGCCCATCGACATACATGATGCAAATGTCTGTGAACCGTTCTTCGTCTATGCTATCAGGATCAGTCCCGTTTGCCGTAAGCATCGCTTTAACCTGCCTACGGACTGACCCCGTTATTTTCCCTTTGCTTCCTCGTATCCGGGAGAGACTGTTTCGCTGATATTCTTAATCACCTGTAGCTGAATCGGCAGAGGGAATAACTCATCTATCATAGGGTAGGTGATGTTAGCCATATCAAAGTCTGCTTCTTCTGGTACTAGCAGTCGGAATAGTTCTGTAATACGTTGCTCCAATATTCTTTTATTCGTTGCTGCCGCCTTCATAGAGTTGCCGTCTACTAGAACATCGTCCTCAGTAATGTGACAGTTCTCACTTTCTTCCAAATCTTTAATCAGGTCTTGGTAGTAAATGTCGATGATTTCATCATCTATCAACTCCATCCGAACCTGCATCTCCTCGAATTCTTTTGTAAGCGGTACTTTAACTTTAAAGGTATGACCGCCCATAGTGAATGATCGAGTCCTTACGCTTTCTTTATGCTTTACGAACTGTGAACCTAGTGCTTTCTCTAGCTTATTCATGTCTTGTCCTTTTATATGTATCGAGATTTGTACTTGCTCATATTTTCCCAGATCAGTTTAGATAAAATATTAAGCACTGCACCTGCTTGGCCTTCTAATGCCGGACGTAGGAATGGAGTTGCCGCCATATTCTTTGTCCCGAACTCTACTGCTGCTGCTCTTGCATCACTTGCGATTCCTGTCTGCTTAGACTTTGTTCTCAAGTTCTTAAATTTCATCTTTGCTAACTTCTTTCCGGGTGCTGTTGTAACCAGCCCAATTACCGTATCACTTGGGTCTATGTACTTTGACCGCTTATCCTTACCCGTAGGGTTCCTAGCTTCGATCTGTAAGGACGCTGCGAGTGCGCCAGTGTCACGGGGTACTAATGCTTTCGCCTGAGCGAGAACGGGGGCCATAGCTTGCCTTACCGACTTCCTGAGAATAAGACTCTGATCTCTAGGCCCGAAGTCATAATATAACGCTTTAAATGCTTCGTGAAGTTCTCTGTGGCCTACGAAAGCAATTTTGACTGAGGCCATTAGTCTCCCTTAACGACTATCTTTTTATAGATTTCGTTATTCAAAGCGACCGTGTAATCTGCTACCTCCTCCGGCGTCATTGTGTCGGCGTGGTTCTTTGCTATCTCATAGGCTAGATGAATTCCAGCTATGCGCTGCTGCTGGTGACTGAACCAATTTTTTTGGCCTGAGTTAGCCTGATGAATTATGTATTCGAGAAGTGCTGCGGAATTATTTGTTGTCATATTGTATTTCCCGCCCCGAAGGGCGGGATTATTCCTTTAGGCGTTATTTGACCAGCCGTAGTTCAAGCCACCAATCGGATGAATGGTAAACTCAAACTTACTTTCGGCGTTAGGCTGTAAGTCCCACTTCAGACCACCGACCATACCATTGAAAGCGTAAGCGACAGTATCGGTGCCGTCATATACAGCGACAACATAGGTGCGAACAACAGTCCCGCCATAACCATCAGCACGGATAAGTAACTGTGCTGTGTCAGCCGGATTCCAAGCTGCGGTAGTTGTTAGGGAGGTCACCTGATTCTGAGTTGTAACCTTTGCACCAGTCCTTGCGCCAGCGACCGAGTATGCCGCTACAGCATCATCCGCACCGAAAGCAGGGACAGCCTCTACAGGAATTTGGATTCCATCGCCACCAGTGCCGCCAGCAGAAGTTCCAATAATTGCAGCAACGTGACCAGCCCATACCGATAGATTCGCTACGCTCAAAGCTGTTGGAGTTGAGCCTGTTTGCATCCAGAGGGTTGCTGTGTATCCGGGTAAAATTTTATTAATCAGCGCCATAATAATTCCTTTGAATAAGATTTAAGAAATTTTGTCTTATGATGATGTTGGAATGTCCATTTTTACATCTAGTATAATTTGATTCATGCCTAACTCGTTATCATAGGTATTGTATAACCAGTGTACGTCAGCTTTAGCAATGAAAAATCCTTCTGCTAGACTACCGAATAATCCCGAGTAGCCGTGCAATTCTTGCAGTATCGTATTGCCCAGACTAAAAGCGTCTGTCATAGCCTTACAAAATATCGAAGTCTGAAAGATCGGCGTGTCGATACCTTTGTTATCCTGAGTCTGTCCAGTGTACACGGGCTGATGGACGTTCCGCAGTTGCCACGTTATGAACTTTTCTTCTGTTGCCCAATTCCGATTAAAGTTTGCATAGACTGGAACAGGATCGACAATCGCGGCAAGTTGATACTGTATAGCTTGGGCGTACACATACGGATTATTCTGGGTTGTCATACAGGTGTCTCCGGGTCGTTGCGATAGCAGATATAAGTCACCTTCATCCGATCATTCGATTCCCTAATGTCCGTAATTCTCCAATCAAATCCGCGCCAAGTAATGCTAAACAAATTCTGGTTATCTACGATCTCCTTATTATTCGGAGTGTAATTAACCGTGATCTTTACTAAGTCTTGATAGACTCTATATCTCTCGCTTATCCGTAATGAATTAGCTACGTCAGCCACAAGCCCTCGCGTCTCGAACCACGGAGTAGTCGTGGTCGTGTATTCGCCAACGGTATCAACCCCGTTGGTGACGTTATTAATCGTGAGGTTCTCATAACGGACTATAGTCATTACATAACCAGAGGTTTGTAAGGTCTTAGCAAAGTATCCACGCCCCAACTAATCATTTGAGTTGTATTCATCGCCCCGCTGCTAGTCGCGCTTCTGTTGTTATAGATGTGCGTAAGCAGCATTAATCCAGCCTGTTTAACGACAGGATAATTCGCAATAGGGTTAGCGTTTTGCGTGTATGTGACTATGATCGGATTGTCTATGGTCTGATTAAGCGTGGTAGGTATTGCCGATACCACAACTCTATTCCCTGTCTGATCGTAGAAATAGTTACTTGATGCCAGAGTAATTGGTGCATTACTTTCCACTCCGTAATAGACCACCGAGTTCAGCGTTACACCTGCCGATCCAATTGATACTTCTGGCAAGTCGAGATAAAGTGCCGAACCATAGACGCCAGAATTGCCGTAATACACTCTGAACTGCGTGCTGAATATAGCCATCCCTAAATAATCTTCAATGGCAAATCGAGTTGCTAGTTCGATGCTTTCGAGATAAGCATCCTGAGATTCGTCTTGAAATAGGTTTAACTGCTGCGTTATTTCCTCAAGCGAGAGCCATTGCGTTACCGTGTCCCGCGCTATTTGTTCTACTTTCGCATAGTTATACGGATTTCGGTTTGACCCGAAAAACTCCGATAGCGTCATATTTTCGACTGGCATAGTTCACTCCCTATGCTGGACAGACTGCGCGCACACCAGCAAATACATCACGAATGGTTGAGCATACCCGCTTCTCAGCGTACAGAGAAATGAATCCGGGCTGATACTGCTCAAGACGTTGAATACTCATCATCTCATTATCGGCGATGGTCATGAAGCTATCCCAAGCGGCTAGATAGATAGGGTAGGTGCTTGCCCCATATTCGCTCATGTAAGGATTTGGAATGA